AGAAGACAGTTACTTAAACAAAATAAAGAAGACAAATTTTAAACAGGGGAGCTGAAAACTGAATAGAGTAAGCAAAATAAATTAAACACATTAACAATGAAGAAGATTATTTTATTATTAGTATTGGCCTTTTCAATGACATCTTGTTGGGACTTTAGCCGAGAACAAGATTACAAAGATGCTGAAAACAAAGGAAAATCAGTTTTAATTCAAGCAGAAAGTGAGAAGAAAGCAGTTATTGAAGAAGCTAAGGCAAGATATGAATCTGCTAAACTTAATGCTCAAACTAAAATTGAAAAAGCTAAAGCAGATGCCGAATCTAAGTTAATTTTAGCAAAGGCAGAAGCATCAGCAAGATTGATGACAGCAGAAAGTCAAGCAAAAGCAAATGTAATGCTTAATGAATCTATTACTTCAAACATTTTAGAGTTCAACAAAATTAACAAATGGAATGGTAAATTACCTACTACTTCTCTAGGTCAAAATCAAAGTTCAATTATAAATTTGAGATAATGAGAATGACTTTATTTTTTGTGGTGGGAATACCTATTGCAATGCTATTATATTTTTATGTTTTCAAAGATATAATAGACAATTTTAGAAATAAAAAACAATAAAGGATAAAACCTTTATTGTTTTTCTTTACTAAACACCTCCTCTCAAAACCCTCACTAATTTGGAGTGCTACGTGATAGGTTTATCTGTTGCATATAAAATTACCCTGAAGATTACATATCGGAGTTAAAATTTTCAACCAACATATTTCACATTTTATGGCTAGACCTAGACTTTTCACAGGTAAACTTGTAGCCTCTACAAATACTCTTAGGAGCATAATGAGTAGAAGGCTGGAAGTTGAGGTAGTATTTACAAAATCTTACCGGGTAATTTCAGAAAGAGTTCTTGATATTAATCGAGAACCCTTTAGAACAGCAGCTAGATAATAGCTATTGTTCGTAGTTAAATAGGCTTCTTAAGTGAGCGAGAAGCCTTTTAACTATTTTTATAAAATTAATTATAACCAAAATAATAAATCATGAGAAAACCAATATTATTAATCATTATTATACTTACATTATTAAGTTGTAGTAATGAAGAAGAGTCAGTACAAAAGACAGTACAAGAAGAGACTATAGAACAAACATGTGATTGTTCTAAAACAGATGCTCATTTTTATCAAGAAAATGGAGTAATGTTACCGGGAGATGTTTTAGTTACACCTAGTTTTACTACAGATTGTAGTTTAAATGGTGATATAAAAACTGTAGATATGGTTTTTAATGGCCAACTATTAAGAACTATTAGTACTATAACTTGTATACAAAAATAGATGGAACTTAAATCATTAATTAAAGTTATTTCTAGAGTAGATGCAGGAGAAGCTTTAAAAGCCTTCTTTAAAGAGGACTTTGGAGAAAAAGATGTAGAGTTAATAGTTAATGGTTTAGCTAAGAGACTTACACCTAAATTACAATCTACTTTGATACTTACTCTTATAAAATATCGTAATAGAGAAATAAAAGAGACACGAGAACATCTAAACAACCTTATAGAAGATAGAGATGAACTTATATCAACAATTGTAGAGAGTACAAAAACATAATGTTGAAGTTTGTTGGGTTGAAATTTAACATGAAGTTACAAAGAGAAGTATAAGTCCTATAATAAGGTAACTTCTCTTGTAATTTCTTTATTCATTAATAACTAATAATTAAATATATGTCAGATTCAAAAAATGAACAAAGAAACCCTATAGACCAATTAGGTGAAATGTTGCTTAACACTATTAGAGAAGCTATAGGTAGACAACAAGTTGATGTTAAACTTGGAGATAGAGTTGTTATAACAAATATGGCTCATGTGTCTTATCTTGTACCAAAAGGTTCTCCTAATACTATAGGTAGTAATTATGAGAAACATCATGAAGGTTTATTAAGTTACTTTACAGAAGTTCCGGGAATAGTTACGAAAATAAACAAGAACTTTGTATATAATTGTGGTCATTGTTCTAGAGAACATACACATGATATAGTTATATACTATAAAGAGATTAATAAATCTTTTTATGCTAGTTCTGATGCTATCAGATTAGTAACTGAATAATACCACCTCCTTTTAAATATATCTAGGAGGCTAATCTAAGACATATTTTGGTAAAAATAGATTAAACCCTTTGGTAAGGTGAAATACTATGAGCTTGTATTTAATTTAAAGTTTCAGCCGGAGAAGTTCCGTAATCCCTTAAAAACATTTATTTCAATCTACGTTAGATTTTACACAATAATAAGCTGCTATTTAAATGGTAATACTTTTACAGGTTCGACTCCTGTTAAGTTCACTTTTTTATTTTTTATTTTTTTTTATTTATTTTTTCTTGCTGATTTCTTTTTGGTTATGTGTTAGCAGGTTTGTAAGATAAGAGTTGAGAGCTTTGTTCATTGGTCTCTTGACTCTTACTTACATTTATTATTACAATCGGGGATGACTGGTTTTGACATGTGTAATAAAGATTATAATTCAGCACAGAGAGATAACTGTATAAAACTAAGGTGAATCATTCTAAATGACAAACAAAACAATAATGCCCAAGTACAAGCTAACATGAATGTAGTTCATAACATCTTAAATGGTGGAACTATTGAAGCAAACTCTGACACAGTTGTTGGAGAATTAGCTGTGGCTGCCTAAGCCAAAGATTAGGTTGTTTGTGTGTATGTCAAACACTCTGGTGGAATTCAATTGTTAATTCAGTTGACTCTTGTCTAACTTAAAGACTTAAAAGAAAGGTATTCTTGGGTTGGTCCTCTACAATGGAATTAAAATACATATAAAGAGGTACAAAAGCTGTATAAAATTATAATTAGACGTATGCGTGGACCCGGGTTCGATTCCCGGCATCTCCACAAGAATCAACATAGAAAGATACTGTATAAATAGTCGAATGAATCACTACTATTAGCATTGTACCATAATTATTGTATAAACAATAAGGTAAAATCGTTAGTATATCTCTAGGGGCTTGAAAAACTTAGACTTAGCTACGTTGTTCTGGAATAGTGTGCGCCAAAACAAGTAGGCCACTAGTAAATTGTGCACAAGTTTACTACTATACTTAACACACTTCGGTCACTGACAAAAAAGACTATTCTATTGTTAATAAAAAGAGACAAACTTAAATCAAAGAAAAATTAATACTGAGTTAATCTCTTCTTAGGTATTATTAATTTTTTACTAAATCATTATTTATTATGGAAAATGTTCAAACAACTCCTGTTGCTAATACTAGCAATGTGAAAAAAGAAGTAACTGTAGAAGCTATTGAAGTTAGCAGAGTCTATGCAAGTAATTTTCAAAAAGAAGGTACACTAACTGCGGAACTTAAACAGACTGTAAAAACCAAGAGTTTTTACCCTAGTAAGTCTGTACGCAACAGTCTTCAAGATAACCCTTTTGGAAATGAAGAATTTAAATTTGAGGAAACAATTTTTGATTCTCAAGAAGTAAGAGTAGCTTGGATTGATGTTCCTGCAGAAACTTTTGATACTGCAGAGAAAGTGGCAGGAAGAATGAAATCCATTCCGGAAGCAACTCTTTACAGAATCTTATCTAATAAACCAAGTATTTCAGATGCTCAACAAGCTGGTATTAATTCAGGTCAAACAACATTAGACATTATTGCTAATGCTCAAGTTGTAAGGTATCCTAAAGATACTAAGATTGGAGAAGTTAATGTAGGTGGCTTAATTGTATTAGATAATGCAGGTAAACCTCAGTATCGTGGTATTTATTATAGTAACACTGTTAAGTCTGATGTAGACATGAGAACAGAAGATGTTGCTGATTTTTATACTACTCCTGAAATTACTGCTGAGCTTGCTAATGCTCCTGTACAAATAAAAGGACAAAGTATTACTTTGTAATCATTAAATTAATAGAAACAAGAGTGGGTTTTCCTTGCTCTTGTTTCTTTTTTAGAAAACCTGTCAAATAATATGAAACTAACAGAACACCAAGAAGAAAAAGGTACAGATGGTATTAATATACTAAAAGAGAATAACAGACTTGTTATAAAAGGTAGTGCTGGAGTAGGTAAAACAACTTTAATCAATCAAATGCTTAAGCAATTGAAAGAAGAGAGAGTTATATCACAACATAGTATTGTTTGTTCAGCACCTACACATAAAGCTTTAGCTATACTTAGTGAGAAGATAGATGTACCTTTTATTACATATCAAACATTACAATCAGTCCTAGGTTATCAACATTCTTATGATAAAGATACTGGAAATAGCGTATTTAAACCAAAAATAAATCCTAAGTATCCACCTTTGCAAAATATTAAGACACTTGTTATAGATGAAGGTTCTATGGCTAGTTTAGAAATGCTTATCTATTTAGAGGAGTTTGGTAAAAATACTAAAATTATCTTTATAGGTGATGAGAAACAGCTTAATCCAGTAGGAGAACAAGATAGTGCTATTTTTTGGGGTAAACCTAAATTATTTGATAATCAAGAAGAGGCTTTTCAATATACTATACATAATTTAGTAGATATACCTAAAATAGGGGAGATATATTGTCCAGAGTATAACGGAAGATATGTTGGTTTTAAACCTTATCCAGAGATTGAACTTACAGAGATTGTAAGACAAGGTTCAAGTAATCCTATCATACCTTTAAGTAGGAATATTTCTTCTATTTGGGACTATAAAGAAAGATTAATTGAGGGTGAAAAAGGTTTTTTATATGCCAACAATTATGATAAAATCATAGAGGAATTGGCTATTGTCAATGGCTCAGATGATTTAAAATACCTTTCCTATACCAATGATGATGTGGATAAGATAAATTTTGCTGTAAGGCAGAAAATTTATAATTTTCCTAGGCGTGTGGAAATAGGAGAAAGTATTATCTTTGACGCTCCCTATTCAGAAATGTACAAGATAAATCAGGAACTGAAGATTGAAACTTTAGATGTTGATACTATAGTTTTTACCCAACCTGTGCAAAATACCAAGGGTATGGACTTTATAGCTGAAGATATATCTTTAAAGTGTTACATACTTAATGGACAGCAAATAGATGAATTTGGTACAGGTGAAAAAGTATGGAATGGTATCTTTGTAATACATGAGGATAGTGATAGGGATTTTAAAGATTTCTGTACTAAACTCCAAATACATTGCAAGAAAGGTTTATTAGACCAACCTACTAGAAGGAGATTCGACAACAGATTTGCTAAGTTTAAGTACAATCATGCAATCACAGTGCACAAGAGTTAAAAGCCTTTGGCTCTTATAAAACCCATTAAATTGACTGGAATACCCTTAGAGCTTTATACACTCTCTACAGCAGTAATGACTGTAGTATAGTAAAAGAGATAAAGATTGGGCAATCAGCAGCCAAGATTCCTACTATTAAGTTAAGGAATAAGGTTCAGAGACTATCGAAAAGCAACAGCGTGTTGAACTGAGTAGAGTACACTAAAAATTTTAGTGGAAAAAGTGGGGAATCTATTTTATTACTACACATAAATTATCTATATTTGTATTCATAAATACACATAAAAATGGATACAATTACTGGTTTTCTATATTATTTACAAAATCCAATTACAGATGAAATATTCTATGTTGGGGCTACTGAAATCTCCTTAAGAAACAGATTAAGAAGTCACTATCAACATTTGAGAGAGTTTGAAAGAGGACTTAGAAAAACTAATAAAAGATATGAATATCTTGTTAATCTAAGGCCTGCAAAAGCTACTATTCATTTATTAGAGATAGTTACTAATAAAGATGAACTTATAAAGAGAGAAGTTTTCTACATTCAACATTTTAGACAGATTAACCCTAATCTAACTAATATGACAGATGGAGGTAGAGGTCAACATACAAGTAAATATTATACAGAACAAGAACTAGAAGAATATTCAGCTAAAATATCTAAAGCTAATAAAGGAAGAAGTAAACCTAAAGGTTTTGCAGAGAATATGTCTGCAGCAAGAAAAGGTTTAGATAATCCTAATGCAAGAGAGTTAGATGATTGGATAGTTTATGGAGATAATGAAAAAGCTTTAGGACTTTTTAAATATGGTTTTGAAATAAATAACTTTCTAGATAATAAGAATGCTTACAGTAATGTATGTGCTTATTTAAAAAGAGATGGTATTTTATGCTATAACTATAAATGGAAATACTTTAGTCAATGTAATAAAAGAATTCAAGATATAGTCCAATCCTCTTACGAAAGTTTGAGGTAGAAGTAGATGCAAGGTTCTACATATCGTCGCACCATTCTTAATGTGAGTTGTATTAACCTCAACCCACAACCAAAAGAAAAACAAAGAATGTTTTACACCGCAATCACAAGAGCAAGTGAATTATTAATTTTATATAACGTTTAGAACAACATGGGAAAGAACATGACTTTAACCTCAATGGAAGGTTACATTACAGAACAAACAGGTGCAGTAAAAATTAGTTTACCAGATGGTAAAAATTTTATTCATAGTACAGTTACTTTTGAAACAGAAGATGGTCAAAAAGCTTATTTTGAAATTAGGCAAAAGATTATTGAGCAAATAGCAGCTTCAGATATTCAGATTGGAACTAAAGTTAGAATAGGTTTTGTAATGCTTGGTGCAGAGAAAAAAGGTAAAAGTTTTAACAAACTCTTTATAAATAAACTAGAACTAGTTAACTAAATAGTTTTACTATGATACAATTTTTAGAACATTGGGGAGAAGCAATCTTAACTTTATTAGTTATTTTTATTCTTATATTTTTACCCTATAGTAAAATCTTTAAATCTACTAACTATAATGCAAAAAGTATGTTTGAAGAAGGTTATTCTAAAGCAGAAAATGAAATTAAGAAAGGTAAAGACCCTACTGTTTTATTTAATCAATGTCCGGGAGCAGAGGATGCTTGGGATAGAGGTTGGGTACAAGCTTGTTCTGATTATAGAAAGAAAACATAATAAATATGGACTATACTATATTTGATATAGAAGCTGATAACTTATTAGATGAAGTTACTGTTATTTACTGTTTATCTTGGTATAGGTCTGATGGTACTAGAGGCACACTAACTAATCCTTATGAGTTTGGTCCTTTTCTAGAACAACAAAATGTGCTTGTTGCACACAACCCTAAAAGATATGATATACCTGTAATTTTAAAAGTAATAGGTTATGAAGTATTAAATAGGGTTTTAGATACTTTAGCTTTTTCTTGGTATTTATTTCCAGAGTATAAGATACATGGTTTGGAAGAATGGGGAGAAAGAGTTGGAGTAGCTAAGCCTGAGATAACAGATTGGAAAAACTTGACAATTGAAGAGTATGTTCATCGTTGTGAAGTCGATGTTGAAATTAATAGACTAGTATTTGAGAAGTTTCTTTTCATGTTTATTAGAATATATGATGGAGACGTAGATAGAATAATGGACTATCTTAGTGAGAAACTAGAATGTGGTGCAGAACAGGAAGAAATTAAGCTTAAAGTAGATATAGAACATTGTCATAGAATGTTAGATATACTTACTCCTTTAATAGAGGATAAGATGTCACTTCTTAATGAACAAATGCCACCTGTAGTTACATATAAAGAGTCTAAGAAACCTAAAGTTATGTATAAGAAGGATGGAGAGCTGAGTAGTTATGGTACTAAGTGGATGGAATTACTATTTTCACTAGATTTAGATGCTAATACAGAAGGCCCTCTTAAGCTTGTTTCAGGTAGTGTTTTAGGAAGTTCAGGTTCTATTCCTCAAATCAAAAAATGGTTATTCTCTTTAGGTTGGATTCCTACTATATATAAGTATGAAAAAATCAAAGGTACTAGGGAAAATAGAGCTATACCTCAGTTAAATGATAAAGATGGTAATATCTGCACAGGAATACAAGATTTGTACCCTGAGCACCCTTATTTGGAGAATCTTGAAAGTCTTTTTATGCTAAAACATAGGAAAATAACTTTTGGAAACTTTATTGAGGCTGCAGATGAAAATCAATTCATGAAAGCTGAAGTAGCTGGATTCACTAATACTCTCAGGTTTAAGCATAAAAAGCCAATAGCTAACTTACCCAAAGTAGGTAAACCTTATGGTAAAGAGATTAGAAGTTCTATCATCATTCCTGATGAAAGTTATTTGTTTTGTGGTTCAGATATGAACTCTCTTGAGGATACTACTAAGCAACATTATATGTTCTACTATGACCCAGAGTATGTTACTCAAATGAGAACTCCGGGATTTAGTCCACATTTGGATATTGGTGTTCAAGGTGAAATGATTAGTCAAGAAGAGTCTGATTTCTATGTTTGGTATGATGCCAAGAAAGAAGGAGATACTGAAGTAATTGAACTATTTGAACCTAGGCTTTCTGAATATTATAGAAGTCTTGATGATGAACAACAACTCTTGGAGTTTAAGAGAATAGGGAAAACAAGGGGTGATGCCAAGCAAGTCAACTTTTCAGCAGTATATGGTGTTGGTGCAGAGAAAATGTCTCTAGGTACTAAATGGCCTTTAGAGAAATCTACTAAAATGCTTTCTATATATTGGGACAGGAATAAGGCTGTTAAACAAGTAGCTGCAGATATACATATTAAAGTGTTTTTCAAGAATACTTATGAAGGTGTTTTCTATACAGGTGCTCAATTAACTGCTATGCAGAAGTATGATAAACCACTATTCAATAATATTGAACAAATGTGGTTATACAATCCAGTATCTCAATTTTACTATTCTCTTAGATATACTAAGGATATATTTTCTACTCTTAATCAGGGTACAGGAGTCTATTGTTTTGATATGCAAGTAAGAGCTGTGCGTAAGAAGGGTGTTAGAGTGGCACTTCAATATCATGATGAGATTGGCTTCCCCTTTCTTCATAATAATGGACAAGGTATTCGTAATGCCTTACAGACAAGTATAAAAGAAGTTAATCAACAACTTAATCTTAATGTACCTTTAGGTATATCTGTAGATATGGGTAATAATTATGCGGATACGCACTAAAAAATTATGGAGGAAATTTATAAAGAGCTGGGTGCTCTAATTCAAAATAACAACTCTATTAGAGATGTTATATCAGAAGTAGAAGTTTTAAGGCTATCTATTACTGATGATGAAGAACTTGAAAAGTTTGTTAATCATGTAAGAGGTATAGTTCAAAAAGAAGCTACATTAGCTGTTATTAGTAATGAAGGAAGAGGTATGGTAATATTACCTACTGGTTCAGGTAAATCTAAAGTAGCTATTAACTTAGCTATACATAAGATGGTTACTAGACCTGATGATACTATTGGCCCCGGTAGTTACTCTTTAATTGTACCTACTGAGAAACTTAGAGATGAGAACTGGCAAGAAGAATTCCTTAAATGGAATGCTAAAGAGATATATGATGTAACTGAAAGGTTATGTTATGCCTCAGCTTCTAAAGTTAAAGGAACAAATCCTAGTCTTGTTATCTTAGATGAAGCTCATAATCTTACTGAACTATCTTCTGATTTCTTCTTTAATAACAACATAGAGAGTGTAATTGCTTTAACTGCTACTAAGCCAACTGATAAAGCTAAATTGAAAATCTTTGAGAACTTAAATATACCTATTGTATATGAATTAAGTTTAGATGATGCAGTTAGGTTAGGTTTTGTAGCTCCTTATAAGATTAAAGTTATCTTAGTACCTCTTAATAATGTAGATAAAGATGTTGTTGGAGGAACTAAGAAGAAACCTTTTATGACTACAGAGTCTGCTATGTATGCTTATTTAAGTAATACTATGCAATCTGCTCAATTTGATAAGTCTCCTGCAGGTAAAGCAAGATACAAGTTTGCTACTATGAGAAGAATGCATTTCATTCATAAACTCAAAAGTAAGCATGAAGTTACTAAATATCTTTTGGATAATTTGATTCCCCAAGATGATAGAGCTATCATATTTGCAGCAAACATTGAAAATTCAGAAGCTTTTGGCCCTGATTTCTTTCATTCCAAGAGTACTTCTGTAGCCTATGAAGCATTCAAATCTGAGGAAATTAATAGGTTGTACTGTGTAAAATCTGTTAATGAGGGACACAATTTTCCTTCTGTTGATAAAGGTATCATAGAGCAAATTGATTCTAATGATAAGAATCTAACCCAAAGGGTTGGTAGGATTATTAGGTTCAGGCCGGGTCATGAGGCTCTTCTATATATTATAGTATCTGAAGGAACTCAAGATGCAGTCTGGGCAGATAAAGCTCTTACTAATGTAGATAAAAGTAAAGTTGAATACATTAGATTTCAAAATTTAAAAGAGGGAACAACATTTAAGGATTTACCTCAATATAATTCTGAAAGTTTAAGTACATTTAAAGAACAAGGGGTTACTGAAATTCAAATGGGAGGTAGAAATTATAAAATTTAAAAAAAAATGGGAACAATTAAAAGATTTGTGGGCTTTGTTGCAGCAACTGGCCAATTAGATATTAATGGTAGAGAGTATCTTGCTGAAGTTAATAACCCCGGTGCTATGTTAGCTATAGATAGAGTTCTTATTATAAAAGATAATAATACATCTTTTACACAAGAAGAGATAAACTCTATCACTAAAGAATTGACTGCACCTTTAATACAATCTGCTGATGGAAATCAACCCTAAAATTAGAGAAGTTCTCAATACTTTTAGTATTGATGAACAAGATGGTCTTGCTTATTTATTATCAATTTACTTTGATTGTAAACCTTCATATACTCCTCCTATCCTAGTTCAGAAACTTAATGTTACTAATATTCTACACTTTAATGGTAAAGAGTTATTATGGTTTGTACCTTTATTTGAAGGAGACCTTAATATTAATGATTCTATTACTGATGATAAATGGAAATGGGTTAATGAAGTTAGAGATATGTTTGGTGCTAAGAATCCTGCAAGAAAAGGGCCTAAGTCTGCTGTATTAAGTAGGATGAAAGTTTACTTCTCATCTAATCCTGATGTTAGACAATCTGACATTATAGGTGCTGTACAGATGTACTTAAATCAAATCAGTTCTGATTATGTAACAAGTACTCATTATTTTATAACTAAAGGTAATGGCCCTACTAAAGTATCTTTACTAGAAGAATGGGTAGAGAAGTATAAAGCTTGGGAGAAAACTCAACAAGCACCTACTACTCCCTCAAATGATGTCACATCTCAAATGCAATAGTATATGAATTTCATAAATGCTTTTAATGAAGGTCAAGAAGGTAATAATGTAGGTCTAAATATGGGTATTGAAGCCTTGAATAGAGCTGTAGGTGGTTTACAAAAGAAGAGACAATGGGCAGTTGCTGCAGGTCCTAAAGTTGGTAAGTCAACGCTTACAGACTTTGCTTTTGTAATAGAGCCTTATTTAGACTCTATTCTTAAAGGTATTCCTTTTGAGATTATTTACTATTCTTTTGAGATTGATAGGATAAGTAAAGAGTTTGACTTTGCGGCTCACTTCTTTGAAAGAGATTTTGGAATGTTAGAAGTACAACTAGCTACAGGTATAACTTATAAGAAAGGTCTTTTTGTACCTATCAGTGGGGAGTATCTTATGGGACAAGCTAAAGATGATAATGATAATCCTATCAAAGTACCTATAGATATTTTTCAGAAACTTCAAATTATATATACCACTAGAATAATACCTCTTTTTGGAGAGTATGATGTAAATGGTAAGAAGATAAGAGATGGGATTATTAACTTTATAGAGAACAAAGAGAATCCTACAGGTATTAGAAACTTTCTTTTAGCTCATGCAGAGAAACATGGAGCTTTTGGTTGGGATAGTTCTGTAGGTTCAGGTGGAGCAACTTATAGTCACAGAAGTTCTTATAAACCTAGTAATAGTAAAAAGATTACTCTAGTTGTTATGGACCATGTTAGAAAACTTTTATGGGAAAGAAATTTCAAAATGAAAGAGACTATAGATAAGTATGCAGAATACTGTACAGAATTAAGAAATCTATGTTCTTATACTTTTGTACATATTATTCACTTGAATAGGGCTATAACTGATGTAAAGAGATTGCAATATGCTGATGATAGATTGTATCCTATGTCTGATGATATTAAGGATACAGGTAATCTAGCAGAAGAGTGTAATTATGTAATATCAATGTTTAATCCTAATGATGACAAGTATCATCTTACTAAGCATTTTGGTGTTACTATAAGAACTCCACAAAAAACTCTTATACATCCTAGTTTAAGAACTATACATCTAATAGAGAGTAGGCACTGTGAATATCCTCAACACTTTGCTGTTAATATGCGAGGTGCTACAAAGTTTTTTAGTAAATTTGAAACAAAATAATAAATAACAAATGTCAAAAGTATTAGTATTAGCAGATTCAGGGTTTGGAAAATCATCAAGTGTAGGTAATATTCCTGAACTTAATATTCAAGGTTTAAATCCTGCAGAGACCTATATCATATCTGTAACTTCAAAACCTTTACCTTTTAAAGGTAGTGGAGCAACTTATCCATCTATTAAAGTGGATAATATTCAATCTTTTCCTAATTTAGGTGCATACAAAAGAATCATTAGTAATAACCCAGAAGTTATTGCAAGAGCTTTTGATGAACTTAGAGATAGTCCAATGAAGAATATAGTCTTAGATGATATGAACTATATCATGCAAGATTACTACATGGACAATGCTCTTAGGACTGGGTGGGATGCCCCTAAGAAGATAGGCTTTGATATGAACAAGATTTTTAAAGCTATGGAAAGGTATGAAGACCCTTCAAAGCATATTATTATTCTTGCTCACGGAGAACCAGTAGTTAAACCTGATGGTAGAATCTATTTCAAGTTAAAGACTACAGGTAAGATGGTGGATGAGTATGTAACTCCTGAAGGTAAGTTTGATGTTACCTTAATCGGTATCAGTAGATACGATACGGGAGAGAAAAAAGTCTTAAAAGAGTATATTACAAATGAAAATGAACAATATGCTTCTGCTAAGTCTCCTGTCGGGATGTTTGATACTTTAACTATTCCTAATGATTTAGGTGTTGTAGTTAGTAAAATCAATGAATACTATGGAGTTTAAGTACTATGTTCCGGGAATTATAGCATTAGTAATTATGATATTACTAATACTTAATTTTGTTTTTGATATTTGTGAAGTAAAATTTAAACATTTTTTCAAGAAAAGCTTGCGAGAGAAAGTATTTATTATTACATTTGCTTCAGAAATAGAAAGAGATAGGATTTTAACTCTCATTGAGAGGGACAAGCGAGAAACAGAAGAATTAGAAAAACAAGCTAAGGACTTTGGTTTAAAATAAAGAAGGTGTATTATTAAACAATTATTTAAAAATTTGCATTATGTCAAACACACAAGAAGGTACTGCTGTATCACAAGAAGTAAAAGAAATTAAAGTTTCAGAAGTTAAAGCTTTATTGGAGCAAGGTTTAGATCGTAAAGAGATTGCTGCTCATTATGGTAAATCTGTTGCAGAGATGGCCAGAACAGTTTGGAGTAATCCTAAATTGAAAAATCTTAAGAAAAAAAGTGCTCCTACTATTGTATTAGTTGACGATGAAGATGCTGTTGTAGAAACAGTTGTCGAAACTAATACAGAAGCTGCTACTGAAGAAGTTGCTGAGGCAGCCTCTAATGGTGCAGAAGAAGCTTCTGCTTCTACTGGTACTGCACAATGGCAGTAATTAATTATTAAGTAGATAAAAAGATAGTATATACACATATACTATCTTTTTATTTTTAAGAAGGTTTTTATTTAAGTACTTAAAATATTTTATTTCTAACTGATGGAAAATTCAAATGTAGCCCCTGTAAGAATGGGGTATGGCTATGTGTCAGATTCTGATGATGGCTTGCAAACTAAATCAGGAGGTGTCTTCGGAGGAAACTTTGGTAACACTTTACTATCTAAATTTGCATATAACCCAAACACAGCTAAAGAAGGAAGTCCTGTAAGAGAGGCTATTGAAATTGTTGTTAAAATTGCTGATAGAGAATACCAAGATTGGATTTCTCCTATTACTAAAGTTTTTGGGGCAAATAATGTTGAACTAACTGACCCAAATGCTCCTGAGTATGTGAATAGTTGGAATGCAGCTATTACTCAACAAAATGCAGTAGTAACACATTACTTAAAAGCTGTAGGTGTTCCAGAAGAAGCTATCAAGAATCTATTTGTACATGTTCCTGCAACTAGCTTTGCAGACTATGCAAATAGACTTGCTGCTTTATTGCCTCCGGGTTACAATACAAGACCATTAGATTACTTCTTAGAATACCAATGGGATTTTGGTAAGAAAGCAGACGGCACTAAAAATGATAGAACTTTTCTAACTGTTCCTAGGAACATGAAAGGTGGTTATTTTGTCGTCCCTGCACAAGTGGGAACTTGGAAAGAGGAAAGAGGAGCTGATGGTTC